GTCCTGTATCTGCAGGCGGTTGTCGGCATCGGAGGTATTGACCAGAGCCGCCTTGTTGACCGCAAAGACGGCGTTGAAGTCCGCGCCCTCGATGGTTGCGCCGAACATGGTTGCAAAGGTGGTCTGTGTCAGTGCGCTCAAGTTGATCCAGTTGCCGGTGTTTTCCCAGAAGGGTGCGACGATCTCGGTGCGTCCATCATCTGCCGGTGGATTGGGAAGAGCGTTGTATTCATACAGGGGTCGCCTGAGAAAATGTATGGCGTGTTCCTTTGGAATATGAACCCCGGTCGTGTCGATGGAAAAACATCTTTCAGTGTCAAATATGCCATCCTGCCCCATGTATATCACATACATGCGATCCTGACCGTAAGGATTCAGCATCAGGTTATTGGTAAACGGATCAGTGAATATCTGGTATGGGGAGTCGATTGGGATACCAACATCATAGGTGTCTACCAGTGTCGGTGTAGCACCCGTGACCGTATAGGATCGCAATATGTTGCCAGTGCTACAGACCACCAGATGACTGTATTTGAAGGTCGCGCATTGGACGGTATAGCCGATGGATATCGTACCGGCATTCGCCAACGCTCCGGTATCGAGATTAACGGTGAGATGATGGACGTCCATGTTGCGCCACGAACACATATCGCCTGTATCGCGGTCCCACCCCAATGGTCGTGAATGGGCTGCATCGGGATGTGTAACTGTTGATAAGATACTGACAACCCCCGTATCGCTGACGCTGAACGACGCCAGTTTTTCAGGAGGCGCGGCACCGTAGGTAAATGCAACGAACAGGTTTCCATAACCATCAAATTCGCCCTGTGCATCCGATGTCCGCCTGAAGTCAAGGATATTTTCAGGGGCATCGTCATCTGTATAGGTATATACAGTACCCGTGGAAATAGCGGTTGCAGACCATGTTCCAGTTGTAACCCCTTCACCGAAAGGGCCAGAGCCAGCGCATATCCATACGTTATTATCTGTCCCTGCGCGACCATTCAGAAAGTTTACATTGTTGGTATCAACGTTGGCCTGCTGCACCATTGAGTTAAACACCGCCCCATCCCAACTGAACACTTCAAGATCATTGGTCCCATAGGTAGCCAAGACCAGCGTTCCATCACTCAGGACATTCGGTAATGATGCAGCACCTGCGGTCGTTACCGTTCCAAGCACCTCGGTGGTACGGTTGACGGTATCCATTGCAAAGTAATAGATAGTCCTGGTTGAAAACTCATGCGCCAGTGCGTAAATCGGATTGTAGCCATCTTCATCAGGAAGCCCGGTCGGAGGATATACGGCAACGGGTCCCGGTCCCGTCCCCGCGACCTCGGTCTGACCGGCGGCGATGTTAAATACTACCTCGTCGATATACAGCCTCTTGCCCGGTACACCGAACAACCCACCGTGGATTGTGGCGGTATCCCGTTGCTTGATGATGGGATCACCGTTGTCGGAATAGATGTCCAGCGAATATTCGTAGATCAAACCGTTGGTGTGGTCAGCGCAATAGTTCAGCCCATAGATGTTGAGCATACTGGATGCCCTGTGACGGTCCTCGCCCACCCCATAGACCATCTGGAACCACGAACCGCTCGGCTCATGGAAGCACCATGTCCTATCCGCCGTGGGAAAGGTAAAGGCTACGAACTGCTGCCCGTCCTGGATGTACTGGAAGATGATGCAATCGCTGATACGCGAATACTTGGCGAACTCCACGCCCAAGGCAGGGTTTCCGATAGAGGGGAAATCAAGTCCATTTGACCTGCGGGGAATACGGTTGTTGTCGAGGAAGTAGATGTATTCGGAGGTGGTTATAACCGCATCACGACCCGCCACGCCGAAGGGTCTTACACCACTGGATGCCCTTGCAAACGGCGGATTACCGGTTCCGGTATTCGACCACGGTTCGACCGATTTCGAGCCAAAGAAATAGATCAACTGCCGGTAGGCAATGATGGCCAATATATCGTCGGGATGGCTTTCCGCCGTGGCGAAGTCCAGCGCGTCCACAGCAAGACCCGCCTGAATGCTGGAGGTGACAAACTCGCCCGTCGTGACGGAGTTGTTATCGAACACGAACTGCGAATTGATATAGGCGACACAGGTCGGGTTTACAAGGTCTGGATCGGTAATGGCTTCAACCCCGCCCGCCATCGTATAACGGTAGGGGGTAGCACCTGTAACGATGATCAGTTGTTCCGTATCGCTGGCCATCTGGCAACGGTCGAAACCCGCTATCGTACCCACGGCGAGGTTCACGCCATCGGCATCTATCGAATAGAGCGTCTGACCGCTGATGGCATACAGGACACCGTTGAAATCGTGCATCCCACGGTCGATACCGGACAGGGTGGCGAATATCTTTATCCCCGCGACATTGTGCAGGCAGACCTCGCTACGCGCTTCGGGGTTGATCTCAGGCCACATGTTGATGGCTTTCTGCGCCGACAGGGGTCTTTCCCTGCTCATGTAGGCCGGTCCGATCAGCGGGATTTCAACTCGCGGCATCAGTAATTCTCGATCTGCGTTACGCCAAGTTTCTGCCGCGCCTGCAAGGCCCTCAGGCGTACCATCGCCTCCTGCGCCTCCAGCTTGATACGCTGGTAACGGGCATCGGGTATCTGGTATTTCACTGCCCTTGATTCGGCGACCATCATGGCGAACGAGCGCACGTATTCATCCGGTACATCGGCGGTTTCCGCCCATGTCACCAGGTTGCGCTGGCGCAGTTCATAATAGATTTCAGTGATAGCCTGGTCGAGGTCGGCGGTTTCGTAGGAAGGCAGGACCTCACCTTCTCCCAGGATACCCAATATCTCGGCGGCGGTTTCCCGCACCTGTGCGCTGGTTGCCATTTAGACTTCCCGAAAGTGACTGTTACCACGCAACTTGATGGCCAGCCATTCGTTTTTGACCTCAATCGCCCTGCCGTTCAATCCGAACATATAGCCGAACATCGAAATCCACGCGGGGTCATCCTTGCCGTTACCGATGAAAACAAATTCATTCGAAAGTGGTTTCGGTTCCATGACCAGTTCTGTTTCAATGACTTTCTTTTTGCGTGGCATATTCATTCCTTGTGTCTGACGGTAACGTCCAGTGTCTCGATGACAACACCGGCCTCGATTGCCCTTGCGGTTCTGGCAAGGTGCAGATACGCCTGTCTGGCTCCATCGTTGCTCTGGATGATGCCCTTCAGACGGTTGATCTCGTTGGTCGCAGCGTCTATCTTCTGCGTGTGCTTGGAGGCGAGTTTCAGCAACTCGTCCTCGGTGAACGGCGGGCAGGAGAAGTCCGGCTTGCCACCACAGTCCATGCCCTCGACATAACTCGCCCGACATACGGGAGAAAGCCGGTGAAGGATGACCGTGTGTCCTCTTCCTCTCGCAAAGCCAATCCACGCTTCCATGCAGGGACGCTGCCAGAAGTATTCGTGGTCATCTATGGCGAGGTCTACGCCATAAAGCTCGATGTGCATGTAGCCGTGCAGGATGGCATAACAGACCATCATCGCCGGGCTTGAGGTCAGGTACAGGCTGCCAAATAACTCGACCGACCTGTCGTAGGGGAACTTTTCTATGTGGGAAGCTTCCAGAGGGAAATTTCCGCCGACCACCATCGGTACGCCCTTGTCCACCAGCCACTGCGCGTAGCGGGGGTCATGTTCCGTCAGGTCATCGTGTATCTCGAATATCCGGTCGAAGCGAGGATAGTTCTGCGAACGGTTGCCCAGAACCCAGACCTCGTACTCGGGATTCTCAAACGGTGCTTCCATCTCGCTCGATGGTGCGCCGCAAACTATGGCGAGCTTCTTATGATCCCTGCTGCCTGACTGCGGTTTTTTCCCATCCATTCCAGTTCGTATCCGGTGCGTTCCGACCATTCCAAAAACGCTTTACGTTCATGGTTCCGATAATCCAGATAACCCCAGTATTCGTCGAACAGGATCAGCGTGCCTTCGCGCACCTGTATGTGGTCGAACACCGTTTTCGTTGAAGAGTATATATCGCAGTCGATGTGAATGAAGTCCAATGTTCCCATATCGGCTACCGGCAACGTATCGGCAAACATGCCGTTGTGCCAGACCACCCGCGTATCCTCGATCCTCGGCGGATGCGGTTGGGCATAACGCCCTATGTGATTTATATCGCCGTTGAAGTCCCATTCCTCCGGTAATCCCAGGTAGGAATCGAACAGGTGAAACGTGGTGTAGGGGGTCGCCGCCGTCAGGAAATACGTTGCACTCTGACCACCGGCCACGCCGAACTCGGCCCACGCCGCCGGTCGTTGCTTGTTACCCGAAAAAACATTCTTTGCAACCAACGCCCACAGGAACGGCTCATTGGGCGCGTCCATCAACTCCAGTGGGCAGATATCATCTTTCATAGGAAAGGCAGGGACATTGCTGCCCCTGCCCCCGTAACTCAGTCTACGACGTAGTACAGATCAAGCGTGATCGTGCCAGCCTTGTTGACGGGTGCATCAACCATGCTGCCATAGACTTCCAACTCACCACCTGGATCGACGGTTTCGCTGGCGACCAGGTCCCATGCGGGCAACCCGATAAGCTCAATGCCGGTCGGCACATTCGCGCCGGTTCCAGCACCAGAGATATCTCCGCCATCGAAGAGGGCGTTGGGGTCGTCTGCATTGGCAAGATTGCCGTTCACTGCGGCCAGACCCACATCCAGCGTGGGAGAACCGCTGGTGGCAAGGTCATCCCAGTACAGCCGTGAACAACCGGCAATACGTGCGTTCGACGGAATACGCCCGAACAGGATGGTACGTCCTACGGTGGTGGCTATGGTGATCTCGACAGTGGCACTCAGGTTTTTGACCGTGTAGGCGCCGCCGTGAGAGACGGATGATAACAGGTGTGCGCGACGTTCGGTCGCGGTAAAGGTACGTGCAGTCATTGTCGTCCTCCTTATGCTACGGCAAAGTAGCCGGTAACCATACCGTGCTGCTTGTTGTTGAAGAAGGCTTTCTTGATGTCTTCCTTCAGTTCCACGGCAACCGCCGGACGGAATTTGAAGTCATAATCACGATCGACGATGATCTCTGGAGCCTGACCCATACCGTGAAACAGCGCCTGTGTACCGCAGAAGAATACCGGCTCGACGTTGTTCGTGCCAGACGTTCCCGTGTTGTACAACGGCTTGCCGCTGACGGAAAACAACTGCGTGATCTCAGGAACTTTTCTGAAGATCATGCCGTTGTAATAAAGGTCGCCATCGCGGGCAAGGATATTGCCGCCCGAAGTGAGCTTCATACCACGCACATCCGCAGAGGTGTTGATGGTGATCAGGCTGTTCTTGAGTGCCTTGAAAGTACCCGAACCGCAGAACACCACGTAGACCTCGCCTTCTTCGTTGGTCTGGTACGGATGGATGTGCGGGTCGGCATCTTCTGCCAACCGGCGCATGTCATCGGCACGCGAGTACGTGAAGGTGTCCCCAGAGCTGTCCAACTGGGCAAGCCCGGCTGAATGGTCACCAGATGAAGGCGCGTAGGCCGTTGCACCAAAGATCACGCGGTCGGTGTTGTTCGACAGCCATGTATCCGCAATACCCTCGGTCCAGCCCGTCCCACCCAGATTGGCGTAGGTCGTGCCATTGTAGTGTGCGGAAAACGCCTGTATCTGGCGGTCGCGGGTTTCGTTCATTGCCCATTCGAGCAGCAACGGACGGGCCTCGCCCATCAGGTCCAGGTTGGTCTTATCGTAGTCTTCCTTGTTGAACTCGACCGCATGGCGGTAGTAGGTCGGCACGGTATCCCACGAATAGTTACCGATGGACTCACCATTGCCGCGCAGCATGGAGCTGCCGGAAACGCCTGCACCCTGCAAACGGGTGACCAGCGGATGCCGGATGGTGTGAAAGCTGTCAAGTTTCTGACAGATGACATTGTTGACGCTTTTACCCGAATAGGGCGAGAAACGGTTCTTGCGAACGTACTCTTTTGCAAAATCAGTTCTGAACCTGATGGTTTGCAGATCGGTGCTGATGGTTTGTTCAGCCATTGTCCTAATCCTTTAATAAGTCCTCAAAGCCTTCGGGACCCCGATGGGTATCGCCGACAGACCTCTTGGATGCGAGAGAGGGTGTGCTGGGCTTGGGTTTTTCCTTCTTCAGGTCTGCGAGAATCTCTTCACGCAGCTTGGCCTTGTAGGCTTCCGGGTCGCGCCTGACCATATCGTCCTCGTAGAGCTTGACGGCGGCATGGTAGGGCAGTTCGGCAGCATTGAATTGCTCCAGCGCGTAGGGGCTTTTGATACCTTCCGATATCATCCACGCCTTGGCGGCAGCAACCTTGTCTGCACCGAACTCCTTTTTCGCAAATGCCTCGCTCATATTGAGCGCGGTATTACGCAGGGCAACATCGGTGTCATGTTTCAGACGTTCTACAAAACCCTTTTCATCATCGAAGATGGAAACGTCCGGCTCGGTCTTTTCGTAGGCTTTTAACTTCGCTTCAAGTTCTTCTGCCCGTCTGACCGCCGCCTGGCGTTTTTCACGTTCGTCCAGCACTGCTGAGAGCGTCCACGGCTTTTCTTCGGTTGCTGTCGTCTCAACCTTTGGTTCCACAACTTCAGGGGCTACCGGCTCCGCTTCGGGTGTTTCCGGTGTTGCTTCCGCTGTTTCCTCGACTATCTCGACCTCTTGTTGCGGGTCATCCAGTAAATCTTCAAACCCTTCTAAGCTACTCATGGACTACTCCTATGCGCCCGGAAAGTGCGGCGTCCACTCTATCGCCCGATTGTGCGGCGTCCACTAAACAATTCTTTTAACGTATTCCCTGACGATATCCATCAACAGCCGGTCCTCTTCGGCTATCTGGAAACGGTATTTATTCTGCGGCTTTAGGGTCGGTTGCATCGCGCCGTGCGCGTGCAGACCGCTCATCAAATGGCGCGTGTCCGACATGAAAAAGTGGTCGTCACCCCATGTCCAGAGGTTCACAGATTGCCTTCAGCCGCACTACCCGCCGCATCGGCAGCATCCTTCACGGCGGCGATCATTGCGCCCTGTTGGCTGGGTAGATGGGCGACCTTGAGCGCGGTGCTGTAGACCGCTTGCTTTGCGTTCTCGCGCAACATTTCCCGCAAGCGCGACCGCATTCCTGCTATCGCGCTCGCGGCTTTCTGCTCGGCGGTGGCGTTGTCGGCGACATCCATGAACAGCGCGGCGACCTTGCCCACCTGCGCGTTGGTCGGCGCTGATCCCTTCAGGATCGTGCAGATTTGTGTAAAATCGGTTACGGCGGTCATGCGTAGGCCAGTAGTTGACGGTGGTAGACAGTGCCGACTGCGGTATAAACAAGATTGCTTACGGTCGGATAACTGGCAAAGCGCGGCGTCATCCACAGACCCTTGCGAGCATACAATTCATCCGTCAATGCCGTTTCCGATCCCCACGTTGCGCCATCATCGGTGGAAATCTTGTAATACAAGTTAAGTGAAGTAGTCCACGTTTCCGAGCCGTCCGATTTGCCCGCGTAAAAAGCATACCAGTCGCCATTCGTGGTGTTTATGCCGATTGCTGCAAGCCCTTGATCGTCGGTGCTGTTAAGCACTACATCGGTCTTGGTGGTGATCGCGCCCTCAGTCACTGTGTAGCATTTCAAATCCGCGTTTAACGTATCAATGGCAGTCCACGCAATCAGCACGTTCTGCGAGTTGGCGATATCCACCGCAGCAGCGAAGTGCGGCATACCGACATTTGTGTCCGTTGCCGATACAATACTCGTTTCACTCCACGTATCCGCAGAGTCATCATATAACTGTCGGGATATTTCGTTGGCAGAGGTATCCCAGAAGAACGCCATAATGTCCTCATCATCAGCCGCCCAGCCCGGCAGCAGGATGATCTGATCGCCCGAAGCTATGGCCTCATTGACCGTTACCGAACTCCAGTTTGCGCCCACATCCGTCGATTTGTAAAAGCCACCCTCTGCGCCCGTGTCGATGACGCCGTGAACATAGAGATTGCCACCACGGGAACGGGTAATGGAGAGATTTTGTCCGTTGGCAGCCGTTGCGCCGTCAAATATAACCACCTCGGCGCTCAGTGTGTCGCTGTTTTCCGTGTCAAGGGAACGATAATTTATGTCATCGTTTTGATTATCTACATATGCCATGTGTATCTTCCCGGCAGCAATACCACTCCACCGGTCATACCAAATAGCCACTCCCAATGGATTTACGAGTGACCCGAAATTGATGGGCAGACTCCATGACAATCCACCATCTGTGGACTTGGAATAAAATATGTAATTAACAGAGTAAAAAACTTGATACAAATGACCGGCGGCTGTTTCGACAACATACAAAGTAAAAAAATAGTTCTGCCCATTTTCGTTTGTGCTTCCGCCCCACGTATGCCTGCGCCACGCCTTGTCAGCAGCAGGAAAGCTCTTATGGAAACTCATGCCGTCCTCGTGATGTAAAAAGCCGCCGCCAGATTCAGACAGGTCGAATTGCTGCTGATCGTGAATTGCAGCTTGTCACCCTTCGAAAAAGTGTTGGTGGTCGAATGCGCCTGCTCCTGCGCTGAACTGCTCACAGAGTTGGCAGTTCCGCCCAAAGCCGTTGTATTCACCTTGCCGGTCAGGGTGCATGTGCCCGATACGGATTCAGTCCGTACCATCGTCACCGCACCGGCATAGGGCGCGTCATACCAGAGGACATAATCGCCATCGGCTACCGTGGTGATGTCGGTCGTGAAGATGTCCTGTAACAGGTTGAAGTCCGTCCCCGCGTCATCGGTGAACATCGGCACGTTGGGCGTTGCCGTCTGCACCCAGAACTGACCCTGACCCGATACATCCGCCTCTGCCGAAGCCTGTTCGCGCAGGAATATCACGCCAGCGTCGTTGATGTCGTAGCCGTCTGCGTCCAAAGGCCCACCCAGTGAGGGGGTTGTGTCCTCGGAGACGTTGGATAATCCGGCAGCGGGGACAGCTTCGGGATTCCACAATCCGGTGGCATGGTCATAGGTCAGGACGTAATTGTCCTGTCCCGCGCCGATGGTCGCGTCTGCGTTGAAGGTGAAATTGCCCAACAGCACATTGCCCGTACCATTCGGCTCGATGTCGATGTTGCCGTTTGAAACGCTGACGATCTTCTGACCATTGACATCCAGATCGCCACCCAACTGCGGGGTCAGATCATCTACAACATCGCCACCCGTAAAGGCGTTGACAGCTGCCGCCAGTGCACTGAGATTGGCGTTGATCTTGGCCGCACCACTGCGGGCGGTATCGTTCAGGGCCGTGTCGGGGTCGTTGTCGTACCGTCCGATCAGGATGGGGTCGATGGTTACGGTCATTTGGTACTCACTATGATCGTCTTAATAGGGCTTGTTTCATCCTGATCATCAATCCGCTTTACATCAAACTTGTGGACGCGCTTCTTAATGGCATCTTCCAGTGCGGTGAGACGTTTCTCGATGGCACTCAAATCGGTCTTTTCAGCCTTCGGGATTTCCGCGGGAATGGATTTGACCATCGTACCGAGATTGCTGATACCACTCAGCACCTTGCTCAGATCAACTTTCTCCGGTTCGGGAAACGATGTCGGCAGGAGTTCTATGCCCTTGGCTATCGCGTTTATCTGACCAGACAGGGACTCACTGCTGCTGCCGACACCATTTTTGACTTCTCCAACCTCTTCGGATAACTCCTCTTTCAGCTTCAGAAGTTCCTGCAATACACCGACATTGCTATTTAACATAATCTGCTGGCTGCGGGTGATATTCAGCACCGCCTCCTGCACCGCCGTCTGGAAAGCGCGGCTCTGCGATTGGCTGGATTGTTCGACCAGGGTCTTGAGGTTCTTCTCCAGACTGTCATTGACAGCGGCGAACTTCTTGCCCAAGAGGTCGGACAGGTCAAGGCCCATCGCATCTGCCTGTTCGAGTTTCTCCCTGATCCGTTCGATCCCGCCGGTCAGGTGTGCGAGATTACCCATCAGAGATCAGCAAACGGACTCGACCACTGCACCGAGCATACGAGGGCAGGGGAGGTGCTTGATGCAATCGTCACCCGCACCTCATTGGTTGAGCGGTCGGGAAAGTCGATCAGGCGGTCGGCGGCAACCGTATGGCTTTCACCCGCTATTGCCACAGCAGTACCGGACTGGTTCTTCCGTTCTATCGTGGCGGTTCCACCACCGAATGTCCCCGAAAGGGATACCCAGCATTCGCCCTTGATCTTGACCCAATCGGTCGAACCATCTTCGGTGAGGGTCTGTTCTTTGGTTGGTAAGAATGACATCGTAGGCTCCTTATGCTTCGTAGGCTTCGAGTTCGATAAGGAACTGGCCAGCACCATAAGTGCCGGGCGTACCCGCAGCACCCGCAGCGAGATAGATGTACTGCGAGGTGGCATTGGGTACAGCCGTCATGGGCTTGGTCATGCCAGCCGTCCATGCCTCGGCATTTGCCAGCAATACCACTGGTGCAGCCAATGCAGAAACATCCGCATCCTCCGCACCGGTAGCGGCGCTGGATGCGTAGAAGTCGATGTCAGCAACACCCACGGTCGGTGCTTCCAGACAGGTGATCTGTCCGCGGATGGCCACGCCACATTCGGCAGGCAAGATGCGACCGGCGTGTGAGTTGGCGGCATCGTTATCGCCGATGATATCCAGCAACGTGGTCGAAACAACCAGCGCCTGGATATCGACGAAGATGTGGGTCTTGACGATCTTGCCCACCTTGGTGATCTCACTCGAATATGCGGTTGCACCCGCCCAGCCGGTTCCCTTTTCGGTGGTCAGGGCCACGCCGTTGTAGTCGCCGCCGTTGATGGCGGGTGCGGTCAGCGTCTTGTTGGTCAGTGTTGCAGCCAGCGTATCGAAAACGAAATTGCTGCTCACACCGGCCTGATCGGGGATGGTCAGGGTGCATGCGCCGCTAGTCTGTGCCGCCGGTGCAATCGTCACGATCTGTGCCATTGCATCCGCCGGTAAAACCTTTAGCGAACCGCTGGTCTTGCCCGTCAGCGACAGGTAGCCGGTATTGGTCTTGCCCGCTGCTGTAGAGAGAATAGGGGTCGTGGCATCGGCCGATTCAATCGTTCCTGTAACCGAAAGATCGGCGACAATGGTGTCGATAACCGGGCTGGTCAGGGTCTTGTTGGTGAAGGTCTCCTGACCGGTCAGAGTGGCGACCTGAAAGTCCGTACCGGCATCGTCGGTAAACCACAACTGGTTCGGCGTTACGGTCTTGACCCACAACTGCCCGTAAGCGGCGGTGTCAGCGGCAGCAGCTGCGCCTTCCTTGATAAAGATCGTGCCGTCGTTGATCTGCGCTCTTGGGAACAAATAAACGTCCCCAACCTGTGCGGCTTGCAGTTGCGGCGTGGCTTTGTTTAATACAATGACTTCTCTTGTGGCCATAGTGGTTCCTAATTGACTGTGAAGGATGCGCCGGACGAATCCAGCACCGGTGACACCACGGTCAGCGTGTTGCCGTCCGCATCGAGCACCTGCAAGGTGACGTTGAAAGCATTGCCGTCCATATCCAGAACGCTATGGGCAGGCGTGATGAAGGAGTTGCCGTCCGCGTCCAGAATCCCCATTACAACTTCATAGGGGATGCCATCGGAATCCAGCACGACATTACTCACGGTAAAGGGATTGGCATCCATGTCCAGCACGATGAACTGGCCTTCGCCCTCCAGTTCCACCGTTTCGGTGATGCCGGAACCCAGATTGCGGCCCAAGGCCCTGACGAGGTTCCTCATACGCTTACGCTCGCACTGACGTTAGGTTCCTGCGCCAGTTTCAGGGTTTCGACCTGCTTCTGGATGTTGTCCAAGTGCTTGGCAGTGGTATCCGCGTCGCGGTCGGCCACCAGATTACCAAAGCCAGACTTGACGATCTCGTTCTCGATCATCTGCGCCTCGGTTTCAACCATATCCCTTGTCGCCTTGGCCTCGGTGGCCTTGATCTTGACCTGCTTGTCCTGGATGTCCAGCGAGATCATAAGCTCTTGCAACTGCTGTTGCTTCGCCTGCGCTTCGGGATCGACCGGCGGATTGAGAAGAGCCTTGGCCTCCTTCTTGTTCGGCAGGTCGGAAAGTTCAAGGGCCACCGTGAACGGCACGTTCTCAGGACCGTATCTCTCGGCCAGCGCCATCATGGTTTCGAAGGTTTCCTGTCTCAGCGTCGTGTGGTTGGGCGCATCGGCAATGATGATGTCCACATCCATCTCGGCCACGTTGTTCTCGACCCGTACCACTTCGTTCAACCGTGGATCCTGCATCGCAATCATCTGTTGTAAGCCTGCCTGTGCGTTCGGATCGCCCGCCTGCGCCGCTTCCTGAAGCATCTGGCCGGCGGTGATGGGTTGGTTCAGCCCGACCCATTCGAGATCGGTCTTGTCGTCCGTCACACGAATCCACTTCTCGGCGGTCCAATATTGCTTGATGCGGTTCCAGACCTGCCGGTAGACCCGATTTTCCCAATCGCGGTGACCGTCATACAGGCTTGCAAGTTCCGCAATGCCTGCCTGCTGCTGTATCTGGTCCTGCCTGCCGCTTCTGGCGTTGCCCTTTCCGGCAAGGGCCGCATTCGCGCCCAGTTCGTCGATTTCCTGCTTCGACTCGCGGTATAAAAGGAGTTGCGTTTCGGAGATGGCATCGTTGGGCAGGACCTGGAACTTCTCGCTGAAGCCGGGATTGACCTTGATGTGGCCGTCGGCCTTGGCCATCTCCTGCTTCATGACGGTTACATCGTCTACAGCACCGTCCTCGCCCATCGTCCTGCTGACGCTGCCTGCGTAGAGGAGCCTTGAGCGTCTGTGGTTGATCTCGTCCTGCAACCAGATGTAGGAGCGCGCTTCTCCATATCTGTTAAGTTCACGGTCAATATAGGCGGTCTCCATCTCGATGGGATTCTGCGGTTCGCCAAACTCATCGAGGAAAGGACTGTCGGCAGGGTCTGTAAGATGCAGGTTCTCGGTGAAATAGCACATCTTCCAGCCACCATCTTTATAGAAGTGCTGGCAGACCTTGATCCTGTCCCTTTTCCGGTCTATCCAGATCGGCTTGTCATCGTCGGTATCGTTGCCGCTTTCGGATGTCATCAGCAGGTCGATATCCTTTTCCTTGTCGGGAAAAGTCTCTATGACGTCCTTTTTGTCCATCCACAGGACGATTCCGTCATAATTCTTGTCGGAAAAGTCCAGTTCGCGTGAAAACGGGTCAAAATAGTACCGGTCCCACGGGATTTTCGTGATCGCCACCCAGGTTTCGCCGCCGCGTTCCTCCTTTTCGATGATGACCCCACCATAACCGGGAACACACTTGTCCCTGAACACGGCGGAGCTTTTCATCTCGAACACGGTGTTCTGGATGACGAAACGCAAAGCTTCGGTCGCCGCGTCCGCAGCCTCTTCGTGCTTTGGCGTCCTCGGTAAAGCCCTCGGCATGGTGCGGCGCATGGTCTGGATGCCGGTCAGCAGGTTGACCTTGGTTTTTACCCGGTTGATGACGACAGGAGCCTGATTCCTTGCGGTGAGCTTCTGCACCTCGGCATCGGTCCACTGGTGGTGGTCGTCGTAGTCCTGGTCGCGCTCGGAGGCTGCACGGGCTTCGATGGTGGCGTTCTTCCACGCCTCGAACTGGTCTTTGAAATCCTTTACATCCATTATTGTGTTTTCCAGCCGTTGACCACCTGTTTGCGCCTGCCCCAGAAGTCCATCTCCACCACCTTTTCAGCCTCAGGGCGTGTCCGCCACGGTCTTGACATGCACACATACCGTGCAGTGTCACCCGCGTGGTCCTCGGAATCGCTGTCGACATCCTCGACATTGTGCGAATCGTGCTGTAAGGCAGGAATCGTGCGGATGGAGTCCTTGCAGGTGTTGAAAAATCCCATCATCGGCCAGCCTTCCTCGCTCAGAACCCCATCTTTACCGTAAGTGCGTGTACCAACCATGCGTGAGCGCATCTGGTCCCAGCCGCCCATGTGGCCGGATTTGGCTACCCTTGAATTATCCGCAGGTCTGAAGCGTAAACCCATTCTTTCAGCCTGACTCGGACCGCCGTCCTCCTTGAAAATGGCAGGATCGGCCACCCAGTCGTTGATATGTTCTTTTGTCCGCTCTCTAATCCCTGTACCAACCGCTTCAGCGGTCATTTTAAGGCCGATATCGGGGCCTTTTGCCCCATACCACTCGCGGTAGCACAAGAGGTAGCCACGTGGCAGGACAATGCCTTCCTGCGTCTTATAATCGTCGGGGACCACCGCCCACCACTGTGCGCAGAAGGGTTTTGAACTGCCCCAGTCGAATCCGACCACCCGTGTCCAGTCGGCGGGGAAGATAAACGGTCGCAAAACCATCTTCGGCGACCAGCAATCGAAGAATGCACCTTCGACGATGTTCCAGTCGCCCCAACGCCATGCCTTTACCAAAGCCTCGGAACCGGACATGTACAGGTTGTTCTCATAACCGGGGTCGTTCTGCATCAGTTTGAGGTTGTCATCCAGTTTGGCGGGGATGAAAATCCGCTCGACCGTGCTGCCGTTCCTCAACCTGGCATTAATGACCTCAAAACCCGCAGGATTCGGGTCGATATACCGTGCCTTCACCCAGTGATGGCCGGGACCGCCGGGATTGCCCGTACCGTGCATCTGGCAAGGGACACCGTGGGCAGAACGCAACGTCGCCCAGAGCCTGTCTACGGGTTTAGACGAAGAATAGTTCGTCAATTCTTCCATGTAGATGTCGGTGAAGTCCTGGCCCTGGTACTTTTCACCGTCAGAATCCTTCTCGAACGGGCGAAACTTCAGGGTAGCACCGTTGGGGGCGACAAAGGTCTTCTTCTGCTCGCCCCAACTCCATCCCAGAGGCAAATATATCTGCTTGCAGCGTTCTATAGCGCTCTCAAGCTGTGGCAACTCCTTACGAAAGAAGATGCCCTTCTGGTGTTCGCCATAAACGGCGGCCTTGATGGCGTTCTTGCCAATCATGCCGTCCGTTTTGCCACCACCCCTGGCGCCGCCGTAGAAGATTTCCTTCACCGGACAGTTCACGAGGAGGGTTTGCGGGCCCGGCTGCGGCGTCCAGATCGTGTTGGGCATTGTCTACAGACCCTTGCTTGTGTTACAGTGTGTCACAGGAGGAACAACCATGAAATCCAAACACCTCACCTTCCGCTGTACACCAGAGGAATATACCACCATCAAAGCCCACTGCGGCAAGAACCTGTCACAATTCATCGTCTCCAGGCTCATCGACAGCATCGACAACACACCCGTCTACCTGACACCAGAAGAACGCCTCAGCATCAACAACGAGATCAGCAAATATCTGTCCGAAGCACTCAAGAGGCAACCCATTTGATCAAAAATTGACCAATTGCCCGTTTTTGTAACTGCCTGATTTCCAAGCAATCGTATATTACACTTTCCTAATGTGTACCCGAAAACACGGGGTTTATACCAAACTTATCCACAGGCATCCCATTTCCATTTTTTTCCCAATTTTTTTAGGGCAACACACTCATAAACCCTACGCCACGTAACACGAATCCAAATTGGGCTGAGTTGCGCGTGGGGGTATATAACAATAATCATCGCCAAGAAACCCAGCCTACCCCCCCCTACCCCATAGGCGCGTGCTATGGTCAGCCTGGTATTGATAGCTGCGCCCTATGCTGCTCAATGATTGATCAAGTTAACATAATGTATGTTATACGCAATGGTAGCTGTGGATAACCCAACTAACGTAAGCAATATCAATCACTTGTATCTTCAATTACCTGCGTGTCTGAGCGCCCTAATCCATGTGCAGCCAGCCATTCATCCGTTGACAGACCGGGCTGGGCGTTGATTACCCACTGCATACGGTCCTCAGTGACGTTGACCTGGAAGTCTTTGGGGATGATCTGCGCCACCAACTGGCAGAACTTCACCGGCTCGTGCGCTAACATAACGTCCAGAGCCTCTGAGCCGTGCTGTAGCCATTTATCGTGTATATCCTTTATAAATGCTTCACTTAGTGCATTACGTGAGCCTACTTTGCGCCCTGCAGGGTTTCCTGACTGACCTGGCTTGAACAGCTGGTGACCTGGTGTATATCGGTCTGCTAATTCTGATTCAATCAGTTCTTCCTTATTTAATGAGTGTACAGCGACATTACCGTGTCTATTGACCATATCCTGTTCTGATTGGTCATAGTCAATCTTGTGTGCTGTTTGACTCATTGTATATCTACCTGATTATTTCCCACAATGCGATAAGGCGTTGAGTTATGCACAGCGGTATATGTGTTACATCGGCTATTCTATGCATATGGACAATTCATTAACCAACGGGAGACAAGTCATGGATACCATTGAAAGCAAGTTAGAAGCGACTGAATTACGTAATGGCCGTTATGCGGTCAGACCGGAAGGTCAGTTAGGGACCTGTGGGTTTTATCCCAGGTCATGGAGTACTACTGCAAGAACATGCCCGCTCATTATGGCGAAGCAATGCCAGATATGCCAACCAACCACGGAGTAATATCATGAAACAATCAATTACCTTTTACGATTTTGAGCGTGCCTTTGTTGCACATGGCCGGGAAAATCAATTCTCTAATGACGGTCTGCGCGTCCTGTATGACTGGCTCGAAGACTTGTCAGACGATACCGGCACTGAATATGATCTGGACGTTATAGCGCTCTGCTGCGAGTTCAGCGAAGACACGCCCGAAGATATCGCCAGCAATTACAGCATTGACGACGACGACCTTACTATGGCCGAAGTCGTTGAAGAATACCTTAACGATAACACTTCAGTCTGTGGTGTTACTGATGCCGGTACTATCGTTTACCAATCATTCTGAGCATACGCGCCGGATTGACTTCAGTCCGGCAATATATGCTTTTAACGACCACAAATGATAACCCACGTGGAGAATGATATGCAAACATTAGGCATTAACCTAAGCGAAACCGACAAAAAGCACGTTTTAAGCGCTTTTGTCCACCGTTTTACTATCTCACATGTTCCGCAATGGGTCAGCGGAAACTATGTCAAATATCCCCACTTTACGGATGATTGCGATTGGTTACGCAATACATACTTCGAGACAAAGAAAGACGGCACTTTAGACAGGCGCTTCCACTCTTGCAGGTCCAATCCTACATGGCCTTTTGGAAAAGGCATAAATCAGCGGTCAGGATGAAACCATGAAAGCTAGAACATACAAAGGAACACTGATAGAGCGTGATTATCGCGGCTATTTTACCGCTAGCGTGTACACGCGTGACCGTGTCAATGGCGGTCACTGCTTCCAGCCAGTTCAAGCCGATACGCTGGAAGGCATCAAGTCATTAATCCGTTATTACAAGGGGGTCTGACTATGAACCTTTTACGTCAACTGAACACAATCGCCACTGCCGTTATCGTGCTGTCCCTGCTGCTTATCATTGGCAGCCTGGCACGGTTAGTATGACCGGCTTTGTTGTCGCACTCTTTACCGTCGCCCTGGTTGCCGCTTTGATCGAAGCGGTGATCAGGTTTATCAAATAGCTTTTTACGTCTCGTTTTTACGTCTCAATACGTCCTGAGTATCTTCACTTGTATGCTGCGGCTGTCAATTTCAGGTATGGCAGCGTCGGTAATCATAGTGGCTTTTACGTCCAGCCCTATATCCAAAATATCCGAATCCGCCGTTATGTATGCCGTTGCACTGGTCGAATTATTGGACGTGTTGGCTATGGTCACATAACCTTCGGGGTCTGACTCCCACGCTACAGAAGATACGCTGACACCGCTGGTGAGCCAACGGGACCAATCTATGACCACGCGCTTGGTATTGCCTTCGTTCAGATACAAATTCATGTCGTCAAAAGTCCCACGATGCACATACCACGTCCGCTTTTCGAACGGTACATGCAGCGTTTCCAGCGACCATTCCGCCTCTGCCTCTCCCCCGGCAAATCCGAGGTTTAATAACCAGGTCATGCTGCATGGTATCCCGTTACCGTAATATCCAGTTCACTGTTGCCGGTAGATGTGACGGCAAGCAAGGTTGCAGATGTCAGCTTGAGCGGGTTGCGGAATGACATGGCCACACTCGAATTTACGGCCATGTATGCACTGCACTTGATCGCACCGCCGGACCCATCTAAAAGTTTAACGTAATTCACGGCAGATGGGCCGTTGGTTATCACCACATCCGTTATCCAGATGCTGACTGCGGCAACTGCGGCTTTTACGGTCGCGTTGGTTTGAGCGGATGCGGCATAGGCCACATGCGCGTTGAACAAGTAAGGGTGCGTCTGGTTTACGAGTGCAATTCCACTCAGATCGCAACGATTGTATGCGAGGTCATTTTCTGAAACTGCCGTGCCCGGCGCTGTACCGTCTACGGCAACCGCTATTTGACCCGTCAGGATAGGGCTGATGGATGTACCCGCCGCATCATGCGCCGTCGTTCCCTGTGCCTTTACGGTCCCTACAGCAGCGGTCCCAGCACCGAGTGCGACCGTACCAACAGCCGCCGAGCCTGCACCGAGTATGACGGTCCCAACACTCGCGCTACCGGCGGCGAGCTTGACCTGCCCGGTGCTGTCAGATGCCATCGTGACGCGCAATGCGCCTGCGGCTACGCCGTTACCTGCGGCAATGACCGTGGTGCTGTCTGCCGTGCCGTCCGTCAGCTTCACTTTCTGGTAATGGTAGCCGGATGCGTCCTCATCGGTCGCAAGTGTGCTACCGCCTGAACCACTGTTAAGCGTGAGATTGTCGGCCATATTTATTCCACAAAAAAACCACCTCGCGGGTGGTTTGGGTGCAACATCAACAGCTTACAGCATATCGTATGTTTGCTGGCAACGCAAGTGGTTTATCGTAAAGCATGTGAACTGCACGCTTGGCATTGTACAAGTGGTAGCGAAACGTCCTTTCAGAGCAGGGTACGTTGTATTTGCGTCTGACATGCTCGGCCTTTGCGATTCTCGGACGTTCGATTTCAACATATTCCAAGCGGCAGATGAAAGCGTAGATGTCACCTAATCCCAATCCTACCCTGCCAGCGATATCCAGACTGGATACGATGTATTCGATATGTTCTGCGTCATCACAGTCCGGTGTGATATGCACCTTCGAGGGAAAGTAGCCATGCCATACGTCTGCCCATGCAGGGTATCCAAGATAGGGCATACCGCCTCTGACCCATAGTCCCCAGTTGATCAGCCTTGCCGTGACCAGTTCATTGTCATCCTGATTCATACAGTGCCTTGATCTCGTCAGGTGTTAAAGATCGACAGGGACACCACTCGGATTCATGGTGAAGGTTTTTACATAGCGTTTTGGCGAATTGCTTTGCCTTACCGCCACCCTCGGTTCCGAACTGTCCGAACCGCTCCGCAGCCACGCGCTGGTGATGGATTTGGGCTGTTACATTGTCGGTGGGGTCTGAAACTGTATGACCGTCGATCAGGAAAGCGTTACGGAGGCGGTAGGGTTGGGATTCGGTATTATCGTCGAAGTGTAGCGGGCTATCCATGTCCCGCTCAAAGCGCGTCAAGGCCCTGCTCTCCGCATAGGTCTGGACGTTCACAAACACCCTCGCGCCAATGAGGGCATTCGTGTTCGGGGAAATTGTCGCGGATGAATTGCGCCGTTTCGCTGGCGGGCATCTCTTTGTCGAAGACGGCTCTGGCTAACTCGTCGCGGTTCATAGCAAACACGGCAGCATCAAAGCAGCGGCGAAACAGAGGACGGTCAGGGTAAAGAGTGCGTTGGCGCGGCGGCGGTTCATGAGAAAACCCTATCGAGCGAGAGCGCCCAGAGAACCACCATGATCAAGGCCACGATGCCGAGGAAACGGTCAAGCCACTTTATACTCATGACACCCCCGTGACTAAATGTCTTCTAACAACTGATCCAGCGCGTAGCGTACTGAGTCATCTATCAACCTCTGAAACGCATCCCTGACTTCGCAATTTTCGAGCGCAGACAGCACCCTGGTCAACTCGTGCTTACTGAGCGGACTTGCTGTATACCTTCCACGAGCCGTTAAAATTGTTGCTCGTGGTGCAACTCGCTGCGTCAACATTTTCATATGTTCTTTTCATATTGCCCTTTAGGATACGCTTTTTTGCAGCATGGTCAACGTCGTGGGAGAATCTTGTTGACCGGCGCATCCTCACCGACAATCACGATCAGTCCCTTTTCCATTAGGCGCTGTTGGGTTTCATGGATCGCAGGAAGCCAGAATAAGGAGAGATCATAATTCATTCTTGCCCGCCCATCGACTGCGTCGTGGCAGGATGAACAGCCATAAGCCGCCCACCAGTCGTGGGTGCGCGTACCTGATTTGCCGGGGTATGGCGCGTGACACAGGACAACAGTCGATGGGTCATGATTGCATATGCCTGCAATCCGTATTGTGCATTCCTCACCACGCGCCGATTCCTGTATCTTGGTCAGTTTCTTCATAGCCAATCATTCATTTCAAGCAAATCAAATATATCCGCACGGCAATTAATCCTAACCAGTTTAAGCGGATTGGTTTCCTGGCTGACCGTGAGTTTCTTTTTCTTGCTCGCCTTGAACTCAAGCAAATGGGTTTCAAATCCGTTATCAGACCAGAACTGGATTATCCCATCACCAACCTTGCCGCCTAAATTGCTTGTGTCCATCCACGCAATCTGCATCGCAGGAAACGCCTTCGCGCAATCTCGGATACATTCGCGCAGTTCTGCATGGTTGGAGTCGGTGCGCCGGGCAAAACGTGGGCCGGTCATACCCTCGCCTCCCAATCCACCCGCCGCAGTTCACGCAGCCCACGCGCCGGTTGATCCTCGCTGACTTGCTTGCGCGTCCTGAAAAAGCCATCGTGTTCAGGATGCAATTTCATCCAGCGGCGACCATAAAACGAAGCAAAATTATTGTTTATTTTCCAATCGGCATCGCCTGACTGGTCAGTCTCCCAGCGTATGCGTTCCATCACAGCTTTCGCAGAATAGTGCGTGAAACCCCGCGCAATCCTGTCCTGCGTGAACTCGCAGAACAAAGTCCACACGGCAGGATGGGCGCGGTGGAACTGCTGCACCGCTTCCCTCAGTTCATCGTTTCTCGACCTCATGGCTTATCCTTATCCTCCGGAAATGGACAAAACAAATCGTACTTCTCAATGAAAAACAGGTTCAGCGTGTCGTATATCGCCCCGACCTCGGCCCTCTCCAGCTTGGTTGTGCTGGTCTTGCCCGTCTTGGCTTGCATCACAGGTTTCCAGATACGCTTTTTAACTTCATCCTTGGACCACTCGACCTCGATGTGCTTGCCAAGAAAGTCCATCTGGATATACAGGTGCTTGTCGTTGAGTGCCGCAGCCAATAACTCAAAAAACTTGTACAGGGCGTTGTTTTGCGGAAGCGTCCGGGTTTCCAATATCTCAACGCAGAACCCATAACTCCCGCCATGATCGTTAATCGGCAAAGGGTGCGCGGCAATGATATCGCCAACCGCCTTCGCACCCTCGCGGGTCGTGACGTAGCGTTTCATGATTGCACCCCAAGCAGCTTTTTAGCGTCATCCAGGATTGCAGCCATGCCCTGCGGTGCGGATATCTGTTTGATGCCTCCGTCACCGCCCAGCATGACCTCTCTGCAATTTTCCTCAAGGCCGATGAAACGGACCGACTCTGTGCCGCCCTCACCCATAAGCCGCTTTGCCCATCTGGTTGGCGGGTTTGTGATGTAGCCCTGATATCGCTTGGTGAACTGGTTACGCAGGAATGGCAACTCGTCATTGGTCACAGATGCGAACTGCATCCAACCGCCCATGTCCTCAACGCAGCAATGGATAGCAGGATCATCGAATACCAGTGACGCCCAAGACCCTACGTTGCGGATGGCATCATCTACCTTAGTCCACGCATTGAGTGCGCGTACATCGGAACCGCCCTCGATCTGCCTGATAATGTCGGCGGGCTTCGGCATGAATTGCCCTGACTCGGTATCTGCAAGGTGCGCGGCTATGGCGCGTTTTATCGTGCCTATGTCATACCGCCGCAGGACGGCAAAAACAATCTCTGCCGACTTTGGCTGTATCGTCTTGCCGTACAGGTCAGCAAGTGCAACCCATACCGCGTAAAACTCTGTCCGGTCTACGTCATGCATTTGCCACCAGCCTTCGCAGTGTTTCAGCGTTCTGTTGTTCGATTGACTTGAATCCACTTGGCGCTTTTTCATTGCGTACCCATGTGCGCCATGTTGCTGTCCAACTGACTTTCCGACCGCGCTGGCCTGGAACCGCTGTCCAGTAGTCCTTAAACTTCTCTGCTGTCACATCAGGGTCTAAGTCTGGCCTCTTACTCATGCACCACGCCAGTTCATCGGCACTTGGTTGCCAATCAGCGGGAAGGCGACTGCCACGCTGCGGTTTTCCATCATGCGATTTGACGATGTACTCGATTATCAGATCGAGTTTAGCTTCTATCCTGTCTAATTGGTCGTCCATTCCTGCCTCCCGTGGTTGTTTTGGGTAAATCTCCCCCACTTTCCCTGCATCCCACAAACGGGATAGCTTGGTACTCGTCGTTCCCAGACATCGCCATTCAAGGCTATGCAGGTCGTGGCAGACAGGGGTCGGTCTGTAGTCCACTCTTGGTTAAACAGATTTTGGTCTTTTTTGAAGGTCAGCGAACCAAAAACGCTAATCTCACAGTGCTTCGGACTGATCAAAGCATGATCTGAATCTATGGATTTGCCGCTTCTGATAGTTTTGGTGTATGATTGACTTATCAGAGCGTCGGCAGACCGCTTTGACGGATTGATCATACGCTTGATTGCCCCAAGCACGCAAGTGGATGATACGAAGCCCGCACCAGGTCCCCCCGAAGTGCGGGCTTTTTTATGGGCGGTCATTTCTAACAACCTTGATCTTTGCGCCCACCAGCGATATGCGGGCGGTGATGTACTCGGCCCTGATCAATTTGATCGCGTCTATCATGCACTCGGCCTCAACCTGGCGCGTTTCGGGCGGCTGGTTGGGCAGCGTTACCGTGGCGGTGTAGGTGTTCATGGCTTCACCTGCTTTGAAATAGAGATATCAACTTTGATAACGATAGCGCGAGGATAGGCGCGCTTAACAGACGGCAGGTTTTCACGCGCTTCTCGGCGTGTTTCGAACAAACTTATCCTGTGGCCGCGCATGTTTTTTGGTATGTTTGGAGGAGTCAGACCAAACCACCAGAACCTCCCTATCAGGCCAAGCCCTTCTTCGCTTTGCGTGTCGATAGCCCATCCTGTGTAAGTTTTCATTTCGCCACCCTCATCGGGTACAGGGTGCTGTTCTTAGATCGAAACTCGATATCGCCCACGCGGATAGCCGTCATGGTCGATGCGCGTCCAACCTGACACTCGGTGTTGTCCTTGTAACGCGGGTACTGGCTCAAGATAAAGAAAGCTAATTCGTGTTGGCTTTGACGAATTGCCCATCCCGCTTCTCCAGGCTGCGGCTTGGCCTCTGCAAGCACGCCGAGTGTGCTATCCCGCCATCCGGTCGCGGGGGTGTGGAAGATGGCCTCACCTGCGCGCGGGATGCGTTCTTTGGCTGATTCACATGTGAAAGTACCTGTACCGAAAATGGAGAGTCCTGACGAAGAGTAATTCATAATGTATAATCCTTCTACTCGATGTGGTTGTTGAGAAACTTAAGGCTCGGTGCTGTCATGGCGCGAGCCTTTTGTTTATCTGTCCGTAAACATGTTGACGATCTTTTCGGCAACGTAAGCGACGATGATAAACACCACTGCCGCGAAACTCATGACAAGCCCAAAGTCGATGGCGGCGCTCATTTGCCCAACTCCAGGATTTCAGCCAGCGTCTTGCCCAGCCCTTTGTTGCAAAATGCATCCAGCTTGTTGACGTTAATATCATTCGACCCTTTGCAGAAGCGGTAAATGCTTGACCGGCCTATGCCTGCACGCTTGGCTGCTGAAGTGACATTCTCGTCGGCCTGAATCAGTGCGATTTTGATACCTTTCCTGATGGTGTTTGAGATCATTGCGTTTTCCTCTGTTGTGTACTGTGAGTGAATCATAGCACTCGAAATATAAACAAACAAGCGAAATGTGCGAAAAACACTTGCAAACTGCATTAAGCGGGTTTACTATGGACACATGACAACCACAGGACAAAACACCATGAAAGATTCGAAATTCAGAATCGACGTACAGCCCAACGAATACAAGACCGTGTGGTCTTTCAAAGTCCATGATGCATGGACGGGTAGGCTGCTTGGCGAGGGAACCGGCTTCACCACCGGCCTGATGGCGCGGGCAGCGGCGCAGATTTTCTGTAGCTGGTATGTCGCATAGTTTGAGAATCAACCGAGTTACATTAACAACCACAGGAGAATACTATGAAATTAACCCAATATTTAGTGATAACCAACCCGGAGAAGTTTGCCCGTGGCAATTATGATTGCCTCTCCCTTTTCGATCATAAGCCAACAGTCGAGAAGTGGATTGTCGTGAAGCAGATTGAAATCGACATTGATGTTGATCACTCGGAGGTCGTAAAGTCCGCTACCGACACTCTCAACGAAGAGATCGCAACGAATACCGCCATGAACAACGTCCTTGAGCAGCGCAAAGCCGAGTTGCTTTGCCTGCCGGCGCCGGAATGACCATGAAAGTCTATGATGCTGACAATCTGCCAGAAGATGAGGATTACTGCGACAACTGCCTACAACCCTGCAAGGGCATCGTCGTGGACAATGGCATAGGCGAGTACGAATACTGGGGACAAAAGGGATTCGATTCCAGCCCTGAGTATGTTTCCGACTGCTGCGAAGCGGCTGTAATGCGTAACGGGCGCGAAGTGGAAATGCCTGAACGTGATTACGATGGAGATTGCTAATATGAACAAAACATTCGAATTGACCGCACCCGCCGAGGTGCAACATACACCGACACCGATGCAGTTAATGCAGGCTATGATCGAGCGTGGCGTTGATGCAGACCAGTTAGACAAAATGCTTACCCTTCAGGAGCGGTGGCAGGCAAACGAGGCCAGAATAGCCTTCAGTCGCGCTCTGGCAGACTTCCAAGCGTCATGTCCGACGATTGAGAAGACGCGTAAGGCTGACAGGTACGTTTACGCGCCATTGGATACCGTGATCAAGACGATCAGGCCGATCCTTGAGCGTTGCGGTCTGGCGGTAAGGTTCAGCACCTACATGACGGGTGACACGGTGATCACCGCAGTATGCACTGTGACGCACCGTGACGGTCATTCTGAGGTGTCCGAGTTCGCGGCCTGTATAGACGATGCCATGAAGGTAAACGACACGCAGAAGGTGGGTTCAGCGAACTCATACGCGAAACGGTACGCGCTGATGAACGCGCTCAACCTGGTTGCTTCCGATGAGGATGATGACGGCTACCGTGCGAGCGTTGAAACGATCAGCAAAAAGGTCGCGGCAACCCTGCGGGATGAACTGGCGGCGGTTGATGCCGATGAACAGAAGTTCTGCACATGGATGAAGATTCAGTCTCTGGAAGATATGCCGGTATTCCGGTTGCCAGTTGCACAGAAGGCTATCGCAGCCAAGAAGAGGGTAGCCAAATGATTATTCACCCAGCAGAGCAGGGCAGTCAGGAATGGCTGGACGCCAGAGCAACAGTCGTGACCGCTTCGCAGTTTAAGGCGGTCATGTCGAAAGGTCGCGGTTCTGAGCCATCACTGACCCGCAAGAAGTACATGATCACGCTTGCCAATTCCATTGTGACCGGCAGACCGGCGGCAGAGGGATATACGAACGCGGCAATGGCAGAAGGTACGCGGCGTGAACCGGAAAGCAGGGACTATTATTCGATGCTGACCGGGCATGACGTAATGCAGCACGGCCTTATCTACCTGGACGAGGACAAGCGCGTAGGCGCAAGCGTTGACGGGATGATTGAGGACAGGGGACTGGTTGAGTTCAAAAACCCAAACCTTGAGACACATATCAGCTACGTGCTGGATGGCGGTCTGCCTGCTGAATATCAGTTACAGGTTCAAGGGCAGATGTGGGTCACAGGTACGCAGTGGTGCGATTTCTTCTCATACCACCCGGACGCTTTCAAGATGCACCACCTCGTCAAGGTCTGGCGGGATGATGCGAAGATCGCAGAGATCAAGGCCGAGACTGATCGGTTTATCAGTGAACTGGACGCAATGGTTTTAACATTCCGCAAGATGGCAGAGGATTGAAATGAACGTATTTACAGCAGTAGGGCGCGTCACGGCAGACGCCGAGCAGAGGTACACGGCGGGTGGTGATGCCGTTCTTGGGTTCACCGTTGCGTCTGATGTCGGTTACGGCGATAAGAAGCACGCACTGTTCATCAAGTGTTCAATGTGGGGCAAGCGTGGTGAGGCATTAGCGCCGCACGTAACGAAGGGAACGCCCGTAACGGTATCCGGTGAGCTTGATCTTCGCACATGGGAAAAGGACGGGAAAGCAGGCACAAGCCTGGAACTGAAGGTTGCGGAGGTTGCGTTGCAGGGCGGCAAGCCGACTGAGGACAAGCCAAAGGCGGCAGGATTCCGAAAGCCAGAACCGCAACCCGACTTTATCGACGATGACACGCCCTTTTGAGTTTACCGCCGCTGCCTGCCGGGAACCGATCCAACGAGCGGCTACCGGGCCAACACTGGCAGCGGCATTTAACAACAGGTGAAGAAATGAAAGATAAAAACACCATAGGCGTGAAGCTATTTATGCACTGGATCGCACATCTATTAAAGTGGAACTACGGAAAGGTTTTTTGCTGGCGCGAAGGACGGCGTGACATGATAGGGTTCCGCTGTGACGGTTGCGGAAAAATGCAGGATATACAGACGCTGCCGGAGATTATTGAATGAAAGATAAAAACACCATCGGCATATTCCACCGCGCCGGGTCACAGGTCAAGTTCGATCCTGTGGACCGTGCGAAGAAACTGAAACGCTATCTGGATTTTTACTCGGACCAGTCTTTCGATGTGCGCGGCTTCACCTACGAAGGTACGCAGCCCACCTCTGGCCCGACATGGGCGCGGAAGGATATTGATGCCTTTATCAAGGCGGGCGGCACGAGTGGCTTCGATCCATTCTTCCGCCACATCCTGGGCGGCAACATCGGCGGCAACCGCTGCGGTGAGGCCGAGGGCGGCGGCGGCAATGAAAGCGTTGCATTCGACACGTATGGGTGCGGTGATAAGACCACGATTCATGAGGTCCTTCACAATGGTAAGGGAACCTTCGGCAGCGGGTTGGGGCATAGCCACAGCATCCGCAATGGCAAGGTCGACAAGCTGGGCGACAATACCAGCATCATGGGCAGCAACGACCATATCGTCGGCATGATCTCGCCGCTGATCGTCTGCATGGGGTGGTTTCGTGAAAAGGAGTCGGTGACGATTGTATCAAGCCAGCAAGTGCTAATTGCGCCCGTCGAGATGGCTGGCCTGCATCCTGATGAATACAAGCACGTAGTTTTGCGGAATGATGGCAAGAACGTGTACCTATCCACCCGCCTTGACTACCCATTTGATTCGGGCGAGAACGTGGCGGAAAAACTGTACATCCATGAATTATTTCCCAACGGGCATCCTGATCTGGAGGGCGACTTTGCAAACGCCACGCTCAAATATGAGGACATGATGCCGGGGGATAAGCGGACGTTGCCGAATGGGTTTGCGGTGGCGTATTTGAGTTTTGTTGACGGGATAGCGAGAGTGGAGGTGACGAAATGATACCTTGGGACAATCATCCAACGATGTATTCTGCAAGGGCCGAATATCAAAGAATGCAATTACGCATTGAAGAACTGGAGGCTGAATTAAAAACCAGAGAGCGCACATCACAATACTGGAAAGATGAGCATATTGCAGCAAATAAGCGCATCGCAGAACTGGAAAAGATAGTTGAGCGGTATGCATCTGCACTTACAAACCCAAACCTGTATGAAATAATCATCAACGATAAAAAATACATTTTGGAACGTGACCATCGTTGGTATCGGGAAAAGGTGACGAAATGAACTTACTGGACTTGCTGCAAGATGAACGTGATGAAGCGCGACAAGAAAATACCCAGTTAAAAAAGCACATCGCAGAACTGGAGGCGCGGGTTGAGCGTATACGCGACTTGCGACGCTGGACTGCCAATAAAATTAGTGATGTGACGGGTATTGACAAATCATGGGGTGAACCTAAATGGGTGGCAGTCTCCCATCTTAATGCGGCACTCAAAGAGGTGACGAAGTGAATATGGCAACAGTCACGGACATAGACTCTGTTAGGCCGCATACCGTTTCATTGATTTGCTGTAACCATTGTGGCCGAGAGTGGGTAGCTGTATTTCCAAGTATTGCAACCATTCTGGAGTGTCCTGAATGTCATGATGGTGTACCAATACCAAAGGAAGATGAAACGAAATGAGCATTGAAGAGATCAAAGCGCGGCATGACACCAAGAACAGAAATGCTTACGGGAAAATCATATTCACTGATGAGTTGCATTTAGCGGATGAAGACCGTGGCGAACTGCTGACGCGCATCGCAGAACTGGAAGCGCGACTGGACAAAATACGTCCATATGTCCAACACAAGAGAGATTGCGCAATTGTGCAACAACACTACGCATTTCATCCAGAATGTAATTGTGGGCTTGAAACAATCAAGGAAGAGGTGACGGAATGAGTGATAAAAGAAGGGATTATGAAGCAGATGTATTTTATGAAGTTTGGAGATCAGGCGGTGACCCTGACCGAATTGACTACGACAGACTTGCTGACAATTATTGGAACGGAATAGACGCTGAAACCGCTACGCATTACGAACTACGCGCACAGCGACCAAAACCGAGAATCGAAGAAGAGTTTTATAAGGATGAGCCAGAAGAGGTGACGGGATGAAACGTAATCCACCACGCGATTTTTACATAAATGCCACGACAGCAGGATGGGGCGTTAGACCAAACTCAGATCGCGAAGTAAGCGCAGCAAAAGAACTAAACAGGTTGCTACAGCGCATTGCAGAACTGGAGCGGCAAGCGGTAGCCGCGTTTAAAGCAGGCTACGCACAGGGACACAACGACACGGTTGAGGGTTGTTATTGTCTGGATGAGGACATGAAAGCGGCTGAATATCTGGAAGAGGTGACGAAATGAATTGGAGATTTACGATGGCAATTATTATCGTTCTAATTATTCTTATAACGATATTGTTTTTTCGCTAAAGAGGTGACGAAATGATACCTTGGGACAATCATCCAACGATGTATTCTGCAAGGGCCGAATATCAAAGAATGCAATTACGCATCGCAGAACTAGAGGCGCGGGTTGCCGCGCTGACCGCATCACAGAATTGGTGGCGCGAGAGGGCAGATAATGATCATC